GGGGGGGGGGGGGGGGGTAACTTGCTCTATTCAATTACTTTACAAAGCCCAAAACGCCTTGGCTTCGCTTTGACGAACTCCCCTAGCATACTTTTCTTCCACCATGCGCGGCGATGAATGCCCGAGGAAATAAGCCGTCTTGGCGCTGTCCTGCCACATGGCACGGTGCATGGATGCCGAGGTATGGCGAAGGCAGTTTTGCGGCCACTCGGCCCAATCCATCTCTCGAGAAAGCTTAGTGCGTCCGCGTTTAATATAATCCTCCTCTAGGCAGTCCCATTTTTTAGGAAGGTGTCGCCTTAGTGCCGGCTGGATGGGGACGAAGCGAGGGCGTGGCTTGGGGTCGGTGGATTTCCGAATGGGAACAAAGATTTCTTCGGCCTCGATGTGCTTCGGCAGGCATCGCTCGACCTCCGAGACGCGCATGCCTCCGAACAACCCAAGAACGAGCCAAGCGCGAAGGCGGTTGTTTTGTTTCGTGAGGGCGAGGAGGCGCTTAATTTGCGGCATGGTCAAAAGGTGGTGCTCAGGCGCGGCCCGAGGCGTGTCGATCTTGAGCACGGGATTCACCGCTGCAAGCTCGTAGCGCACAAGCCAGTTCCACACGAGGCGAAGATAAACAAAACCCTGTTGCGCCGTAGTCCCGCACCAATTTGGGCGAGAAAGAAAGGCCTCAATGTGCACCGGCTTAATGTCATTGAGATCCATGGCCCCGTATTTCTCAACGAAATGCCCCCACCACCAATTAAGGAGTCGGGTATGGTTGCCCGGCTTGAGCTTCGGCATCCGCACCAGGGTAAATTCCTTCCACGCCTTCTCAACTGATAACCCCGAGGATTCCTTAAATGCGTCGGTGCCTCCGGTCTCCAATTTCTCAGCCAGCGCATCGCGGTGAAGGCGTGCCTCGAGGCGGGTAGCAAAGAAGGTGCGCTTCTCCTTGCCGCCGATGCGTGAGAAAACCACGTGACGGGGTTGGCCTCGCACCGTGGCCTCGCGGATGGTGATTACCGGCCTGTTGCGTCGTGTTGCGTCCGTTGCGTCCATAAAGGCATTTTAAGCCATTTAGGGCAACTTTCAACAAGTTTCAAAGGTATTCAGAGAAACCCCGCACAGCCAATGCTAGAGCGGTTTGAGGGGCTGTAAAGAGGAGAGCCGACGACGAGACTCGAACTCGTGACCTATCGATTACGAATCGAAAAATTGGTGCTGATTGTTAGCAACTTACAAGAGCGTTGCGCGGGCGTTGCGTTTTTGGCTCTTTTTCCTACGCCAGAACGTCGATTTTTTTGGAGACTCGGTTTCTGAGGGTTGCGAGCATGTCGCGCTCGGTCATCCCCTTTGCCCATGAGGGCCGGAGTTGGTAGTGGGGCTCGTCAACGATGCTCTTCCAATCCCCTCCCCATTCCATGCCGAGGGATTTTCCGAGCGTGCCCAGCTCGTGGTAGAGCGGATGCTCGCCGAAATATTCTTTGCCTTTGAAGATTCCTATATCGGCTGATATGCCAAAATTATGCAAAGAAAAGCCAGCTTTTGCCCGTGTTACAATCGAGGTATTCGGAATCGTTCGGCCTTTAGCATATAGCGCATCCTGCTCCATATACGATCGCGTGCCGCTGATAACTTTAACGTCATGACCGGTCTTTGCCGCGATGGTCTTTGCCACGCCGAGGAAGGCGCGCATGGCCTTTTGCATCTCGGGGTGGAGCGTGGCTAGGTTGATCTCCGAGCGGTCGTCAAATGTCATTTGTCTTTTAGTAATTTGGCTTCGCCGAATTTCTGCCATGCGAATGCCATGCCGGTATCGCCGGGCGATTCGGGCGGGGTGTTGGGAATGTATTTTGCGGAGAGGGCGAGCTGGAGGTTGCCGAGCTCGCCGATGTGCTGGCCGAATGGCGGGATTGGCACGTTCACGCAGGAGGTCAGGAATGCCATGCCGAGGAAGACGAAGGAGAGCAGGACCAGCAAGAGTGCGATCCGGCGGGCGTTCATTTTCCTTTGCGGACTACGTTTATTAAGCCTACAAGGCCTAGCCCGGTCGCCACGATTTGGTTCTGGATCTCGGGCTCGAGGTGGACGCCTGCCGCTGTAGCTAACAAAATGAGCCCACGCCAGGTTGAGCTTTGGGACAGCGAGTCGACGATTGATAAAAAAATGACCATACTATTGGGGGCGGGTGTCAAGTTTGCGCTCGACTCGCTCAATGACGCTGCGGGCGCTTGCGATGACGGATAGCATTTCGGAGTTGGCTGTTTTCAAGTGCTCCACGAACTCGGATGTCTGCGTATCCATGCGGGTTTGGAGGACGTCGAGGCGTCCGGTGAAATATCTAAATAAGGTGAACACGGCGCCGAGGCCGATGACGAGCAAGCAGACGAAGAGCCAGCGGTCGCTTTGACCGCTGGCGTAGTTCGTCAAATCGAGGAGTTGCTTGTCCATTAGGAGTTCGCCTGGGCGATGAGGTTGCCGACGATGGCCGTGGTGGCCACGTTGGCGAGGCGGTCCGTGTTGAGTGCCGCGACTTTTGCAAGCTCGACGGTCAACTCTGATCGGACGGCGCTGGCATTAGCTGCTGCGGTTGGCGCTGTGCTCGGGGCTGTGTAGCCACTTGTGGCTAGGCGGGTGCTGACGGCGGCGTCGAGGCGACCTAGCTCGGTTGTGAGCTCTGTGCGTGTGGCCGATGCTATCGAAGCGGCGGAAGGCACAGATGGCGAGTTGGTCAATGTGTCAACCGTGCCGCCGGTGATTTCTTTCGTTGCTGCGCTCCACACGGCGGTCGCGTTGGCGGCTGCGGTAGGTGCGCTCGTGGTCGGGATGCTGTCGATCTTTCCGCCGACGCGCTCGAGGTCGGCTCGGACGGCGGCGACCAGCGAGACTTCCGAGAGGTTGGTGTTGCCGATTGCGCCCACGATGGCGTTGAGGACTGCTTGGCCGTCTGCTTCGTTGAGGAGGCTGCCCTCGACTGCGGTGGCGATCTGGGCGGTGGTCGGGGCGGCGCTGTATGCGCTGCTGGCGAGTCTGCTGGATACCGTGGCGTCAAGGTTGGCGAGCTTGGTGGAGTTGCTGTCCATCTCTTGGCGGATGGCTGTGACGGTCGGCGCTGCGCTTGGTGCTGTGTAATCAGCGGCGGCGAGTCTGGAAGAGATGTTTTGATCCACCCGGCCAAGCTCAACCGAAAGCTCGGTACGCACTTGTGAGGCGATGGCGCTGGCCGTCGGTACCGTTGGCGCGTTGGTGAGGGTTGTGACCGTGGCAAGCGTTCCGCTTGGGGCGAGGCGGCTGGATACCGTTGCGTCAAGGTTTTCCACTCCGGCACGCCCGAGAACCCACAAACTCGGGATGTGCTGGGAATCAACCGTGGAATCGGTGGTTTTGAAAATGGCGGCGTATTCGCCTTCCGCGCTGTTGTTGGTTGAGAGCGTGTAAGCGTAGAGACCGCCGCCGATGGCGGTGGCGCTGCCGCCTGTGACGATTTGCGAACCGGAGGGATCGTAGATGTCGATGGTGACGGTGAGGCCGGTCTTGCCTGTCTTGCTGGCCGTGAAAAAGGCGAGGAACTTTACGGATGTGGATACTTGTTCGAGCATAGTGGTGTGTGGTTAGATTTCTTCGGGTTGTGGGATGAGGGCGATGGCTTCGGCCATGGGGATCACGGCGACTTGAGCGAAAATCTCGCTTGGGAGATGCGCGAATCCTTGCGCGTAGAGGCCGCCAGGGCCGGTCTCAGTGAGCAAATCCGCGCACAGCATGAGTCGGCCATCGGTGAGCGGCACGGGCGCAGCGACATGCTGCGGGTTACCGTATTGCGCTTGGATCGCGCCAAGGGTCGCGGCTTGGTCGGGCGTGAGGATGATGGCGAGTTCCTTGGCGGTCACGTAGCTGACGGGCTGGTTGATTAAGTCGTCGAGTGTCATGGGATGGCGGCGGCGAGGGCTGTCATGAGGTTGGACACGCGAGTGTCGAGGAGGGCGAGGTTCAGATTTCCGCCGATGGAGTAAAATGAAGCCCTGCTCGCAGAGTAGCTTGAAGGAGTTGATGTGCTTATGTTTGCAAAAATACCCGAAGCAGTGCTAACTGGAGCGGCAGAAGCTGTATTTATTGTGTAATCCGTTAAATTGCTTCGGAATGTATAGCTTGCCGAGGCGGGGCGGCTGATTCCTTGCAGACCTGTATTTGTAACATTGCTAACGCTCTGAACAAAAATACCAGAACGACTTCTTAGGCGGTAACTTGTGTTGGTATATATCTGAATCCCGCTCCCATTGTTAGCACTAGAGTTAGCACCATAGAGGTTGCGTTGCGCGGTTGTTGAAATTGATGTTGCCCAAACAGCAGCATGATGGTTGTTTTGCGCGTCTAAATTGTGGTTGCGGTTAGTGTTTAGATATTTAGTAGAGCCGTCGCCAATTAGCCCTGTCTCTCGATTGTAGTCCGCAGTAACAAAATTATTATTTGTCGGTGCTGTTCCAACAAGCGGCACAAGCGCGCCGGAAATCGTCCGCGCACCAGCGAGTATGCAGGAGGCTTTGATCGCGCTCCAAATGCCGTCAGATTTGCAGCCGAGGACGAATGATTCTACGGCGGTAATGACGCCAGCTTCCAACTGCTGCCCGTCTGCGGACTCGACGGCAAGGATGTAGGACGAAACATTGGCGTCGGCAGAAATGAAGCGACTGCTCGTCGGAATGCGCAGCGGGGAGAGTTGGCCGTAGAGTGGCGTTATCATGCGAAAGTTAGGTTCTGTTTGTTCGACCACTGCCCGATGGCTGAGGCTTCAGCGGTGACATTGCCGTTGGCGTCTGTGGTGGTGCGGCAGATGTCCCAGAGGGCGCTGTCGTAGATGCTGCCGCTGTTGGGGAAATCGGCGTAGGCGAGTTTGCCGTAGTAAAGGTGGGAGCCGACGATGTCGAAAACCTCGACTTTATCGGGCACCGGACGAGTGCCGATGCGGAATACGTTGCCGCTGGCGTCTTTTGAATAGAGGCAATGATCGGCGAGATTTTGCACTAGCTCTCCGACTGCGAGATCGCCAGCGAGTGGGATCTTGCCTAGGACGGAGGATTTTTTGGGTATGATTTGTGTGGCCATAGGGCGGGTTTGATTTCGCGGAGACCCCCGCGTGGCGAGGCGCTATGGAGCGCCCCGCCGGGGTTGGTTTTGGACTAGTAAGAACCTCCA